GGCACAACTGCTTATTCAACTTCAAACGAAATTTCAAACACATCAGGATCTGCATACACTGCAGGTGGTGCAACATTAACAAGCGTTACGCCAACAACTTCTGGAACAACAGCAATCTGTGATTTTGCTGATGTAAGTTACACAAGTGCTTCTTTTACAGCAAATGGTGCATTAATTTATAATGACACGCAATCTGATAAAGCTGTTGCAGTTATAGCTTTTGGTTCAGATAAAACTGTAACTAGTGGAACTTTCACAATTCAATTTCCAACAGCAGACGCAAGTAACGCAATCATTCGTATAGCGTAAGGAGGATCTCCTTATGGCATCAACCTGGGGTACTAACACTTGGGGATCAAACGAATGGCAAGATGATGTAGTTACAATTTCTGTTTCCGGTCTTTCAGCTACTACTTCACTTGGTTCAGTAGAAGCATTTAATACATTTGGTTGGGGAAGAGAACAATGGAGTAACTCCGGTTGGGGTGTTAATTATTCTGTTGCACCAACAGGAATTTCTTCAACAACTTCAGTAGGAACATTAACAGCTACACCAACAACAATAGCAGCACTAACAGGAGTTTCCGCAACAGCAAGTGTTGGTGAAGTTACTCCAGCAGATGTAATGCTTTTAACAGGTCAAGTTGCAACTTCTGCAATAGGTGAATTAGCTAGTGTTGGAACTGCAGTTGGTTGGGGTAGAAATGGTTGGGGTGAAGAACCTTATGGAGATTCATTTAATAAAGTTGTAGTTGCTACTATAGGAACTCAAGCAGCAGCTAGTGTTGGATCAATAGCTCCTGCAGATGTTATGGGACTAACAGGAGTTTCTTCAACAGCTAGTATTGGATCTCCTACAATTATTGGAAGTGTAACTGTAGAACCTACAGGAGTTTCTGCAACAACATCAGTTGGTTCTGTAATTGTTTCGGATACAATAGGACTAACAGGTCAAGCTATGACTTCTTCAGTAGGTTCAATAACACCTCCTGATTTAGCATTTGGAATAACAGGAGTTTCCGCAACAATAAATTTAAATACTGTAAGTATTACATCAAACCCTACTGTCCTTCCAGAAGGAGTTTCTTCAACTACTTCTGTAGGTTCATTAACACCTGCTGATGTAATGGGATTAACAGGAGTCTCTTCGACTATTTCTGTAGGGTCTATAACTCCTGCTGATGTAATAGGAGTTAGTGGAGTTTCTTCAACAACAAGTGTTGGAGATTTATTTATTCAAGCATTTCAAGCTATTGACACAGGTTCAAATACATCATATACAAGTGTTGCAACAGGATCAAATAGTAGTTATTCTAGTATTGCAACAGGATCAAATACAAGTTATAATGACGTTGCATAGGAGATAAAATTATGGCATCAACATATACACCGCTAGGTATAGAGCTTCAAGCAACTGGTGAAAACGCTGGTACTTGGGGAACAAAAACAAATACTAACTTACAACTTTTTGAACAAATTGCGGGTGGGTTTACTGCACAATCGATTGCAGGTGGAGCACAAACTACAGCTCTTTCAGTTTCTGATGGTGCAACTGGAGCTACAATGTCTCACAGAATGATTGAACTTACAGGTTCAATTACTGGAAACCAAATAGTTACAATTCCTCTAGATGCACAAACATTTTATTTTTTAAGAAATTCAACATCAGGTGCTTACACAGTTCAATTTAAATATGCATCTGGTTCAGGAGATACACATACCTTTGCTACTACTGATAAAGGTGATGCAATTTTAGTTGCAACAGCAAATGATGGAACTAACCCAGATATATACAAAGTAGCAACTGGAGATGTAACACTTACTGGAACACAAACTTTAACAAATAAAACTTTAACATCACCTAAAATTGGTACTTCTATTTTAGATACTAACGGAAATGAATTAGCATTACTTACAGCTACAAGTTCTGCGGTAAATGAATTTACAATTGCTAATGGTGCAACTGGTCAAGCACCAACTCTTTCATCTACAGGTGGAGATTCAAATATTGACATTAATATAATACCAAAAGGAACTGGAGATGTTGTTCTTGCTGGTGATACTGTCCAAGTTGGAGACAGTGGCGCAGCAGCTACTTTAACGTCAAATGGCGCTGGAGCATTAACTGTTACTACTGGAGGCGCTGCAGATCTAGTTTTAAGCACAAATAGTGGCACAGACTCAGGAACAATAACAATTACAGATGGAGCAGATGGTAATATCAACCTTGCACCAAATGGATCAGGTCAAGTCCAAGCTGGAGGAGCCCAATTATCAACAGTAGGAAAATCTATTGCAATGGCATTAGTTTTCGGTTAAAAGGAATAAGGAGAATAAAAAATTATGGCAACACCGAACTTAGTAAATGTAGCAACGATAACACCTAAGAATGCTATGGGTAATCTTGGTGATACAAATAGAACAACTATGGTAGACGTTACTGCAGAAAACGCTGCCAAAATACAAACAATTTTAATATCTAATACAGACGGCACTAATGCTTGCGATGTAACAATCGAAGTAAGCAATGATAATGGAAGTACTTATTATAAAATAGCAAGTACAATTTCAGTGCCAGCCGATTCAACATTAAGTTTTTTAGATGATGTTGGACCTCTTTGGTTAGATGAAACAGATTTATTAGCCGTTACAGCAGGGACAGCAAGTGATTTATCTTATCACGTTTCTTATGTTGAAATGGCTGACTAATAACAACGGAGTATAAAATATGCCAAAAATAATTAAAACAGCCAAAGGTACATTTACAGCAGCAACAGTTACAATTGATGGAGCTGGAAGAGTTATTGATGCTTCTGCTGGTGCTGGAGCAGCAAACATGACACTAAGATTTACTGCTAATGGCCCTGCATCTGGAAACTTTGCAACACCTAGTAACGCTAGCAAATATATAGCATACGCTATGTCTGGAGCCGGTGGAGGCGGAGGAGCATCAACTGTTGGAGGTGGTAGACCTCAAGGTGGAACTGGCGGAGCTGGTGGAGCTTTTTTTGCTGGTAGCGTTAGTGCTAGTACAACATATGCTTATTCAATCGGTGGTGGCGGTAACGGTGGAGCTGGTGGAGGTGGAAACTTTCCTTCTTACATATCAAACCCTGGAAATGCTGGTCAAGCTTCAAACGTAACAAACTTATTTACAATAAATGGTGGTAACGGAGGCTCTGGTGGCCCTGGAGGAAACCCGGCACCTGGTCCTCAAAACGGAAATGCTGGAAACTTTCCTGGAGGAAATGCATTATCAAACGTTACATTTATTCATGGAAATCCAAATGTAGCAGTAGGTGGAGCTGGTGGACCATACCCTGGAGGTGCAGGAAGTTCTGGTTCAGGTGGTCATATAACTTTATATGATAACGGTTAAATTTTGATATGGCATATATTATTAGACAAGGAAATGATTTAGCTAGAATTGCAAAAGATGATACAGATAGAGATCAACAAAATCTTTCATTTGAAATTTATTCTTCTATAAATATAAGTGATTCTGATTTTTTAAAATTAAAAACATCAAAAGCAGTAGCTGTAATAGACGGTGATAATGTAACATTTACTGACATAGAGTCAGGTAGTTTTCCTGATCAAGCTGCTTTAGAAAATTACATTAATGAATGTGTATTAAAACCATTAAATATGTTTTTAGATCAATCTTCTAATAATACAAAAGATATTTATGCAACAGCATTATCTTATCGTAATGAACTTGTAGCACAAGGGTCTGATCACGACATAGATTTTGCGTCTATTACTTTTCCATTAAATAAAAGATGGGAAGAATATTGTGAAGAAAACTCAATATCATATCTACACCCTTTACAAATACCTTAGAATAAAGTAGTATTCTTTCATGTTTCAGAAAGAAATTAAGTTCATCAGTAATAAACTTATTATTGAAGACAAAGATATTTGTCCAGAACCTGCAAAATTAAATATTCCTGATTGGTATAAAAAGTTAACTCATAGTATTGAACAAAAAACTGTTAAAGGTTGTATGCCTTTTTTAGATACATTAACTACTGGTTATATTTTAAAAATGCCTATTGATTATTATGTTGAACACAATGTTGAAGTCGATGGAGAAAAAAGAACTGGAATGCAGAGTAGTGCACATTTTTTAGAAAATGACATTAATTTAAATTATAATGGTAAACAAGACTTCCATCACCCTAAACAACTTAAAGGGTGTCCTTATTTAGAAAAAAATAAAAACTTAAATTTTCATAAAATAATGAACCCCTTTATAATTAAAACACCTCCAGGATATTCATCACTTTTTTTACCCCCTATGAATAATCCAGATGATAGATTTTCTATTATACCTGGAATAGTTGATACAGATACATATAATTTAGAAATTAATTTTCCAATACTTTTTAATGGTGACAAATATGACTCATTAAAAACAACTATAAAAAGAGGTACTCCTTATGTTCAAGTAATACCTTTTAAAAGAGATTCTTGGAAAATGAGTATAGAAGAAAAAAAAGAAAATAAAAAAGATATTTTTAATTTTAATAAGTACGTTATCAATAATTATAAAAGAATATCTTGGTTTAAAAAATCATGGAAATAGAGAAAGATTTACATAACTATATAAGAGTTTTTCAAGAAGCTTTACCAGAAAAAATTTATAATAATTTTGTAAAGATATGTAAAGATTATGACTCTTGGGAGGATGCTTCTATAGTAAATGATTCTTCAGGTTCTCAAGCAGTAAAAAAAGAAGAAAGAGACACAAAAAGATGGGGTTTAAATAATATAGGAAATAAAAGTTTAACAGAAGTTCATTGGGCTAATTTTTTAAAAGCTTTTTTTAAAGATGGAATAAATCAATATTTAGATCTTTGTGGTTATCCTGAAGCTAAAGATGGTTTTAGAGTTTTAGATATACAAGTTTTAAAATACAAAGAAGGAGGTCATTATATTTTTCATGTTGACCATGGTATGTGTGTGCCAAGAACTTTTAGTTGTATTTATTTTGTTAATGATGATTATGAAGGTGGAGATTTAGTATTTAAATATCCTGGCAGTGGAGAAGAAAAAGTAATACCTAAAAAGAAAAATACTTTAATAGTTTGGCCGAGCACTTTCTTATATCCACATACAGTCACTCCAGTAACTAAAGGCGAAAGGTTTTCGGTAGTATCATGGGCGTTATAGGAAAAGATTTTAAATATAAAGTTATAAAAAATTTTTTAAGTCCTGAAGAGATTAAATTACTTTCTAATTATTGTGAAATTAAGCATAGATTAAATCAAGATAACTTTGACATGGAACAAAACAATAATGGAGATAGTTATTTTTATGGAGATATGGCAATGGAATCTTTAATGTTAAGTAAAAAAAATTTTATGGAAAAAGAAACAGGGAAAGAATTATTAGAGACATATGCATTTTGGAGAACATATACAAAATTTGCTGTATTAGAAAAACACACAGATAGACCTTCTTGTGAAATAAGTGTTACAGTTAACATTGATGGAGATGGGACACCTTGGCCTATATTTATGGATGGCAAAGCTATTGATTTAGAATCAGGAGATGCTGCTATTTATTTAGGTTGTGAAGTAAAACACTGGAGAGACGAATTTAAAGGTGATTTTCAACATCAAGTATTTTTGCATTATGTTGATAAACATGGTATAAATAAAGAATACTATAAAGATAAACGAATATATTTTGGAGTAAAAAAATGATTTTTAATCAAAAAGACGACGGTTCTTGTGATATTGAATTTTCTCAAGAAGAAATAAAAACTATAAGTGAACATAAAAAAATACATCTATCTACTGAATCTTTTAAAAGATTTGGTGATATTTTAGTTAAAATGATAATAACTTTTCAAACTAAATTTAATCATTTAGGTGAAAAAATGACTTATGGTAATGATGTTGAATCTGAAAAACCTAAAGACGATATTTAAATACTCATATATTGCTGCTTTTATTCTTTATATATTTAATATATAAGGTCAATTATATATACAAGGATTTAATATGCTACAAAAGATAGGTTTTCAGCCAGGTATAAATAAACAAATTTCAGAAACTACAGCTGAAGGTCAGTGGGTAGATTGTGATAATGTTAGGTTTAGATACGGAACACCTGAAAAAATAGGTGGTTGGAAACAATTAGGTACAGATAGTTTAACAGGAGCTGCAAGAGGTCTTCATCATTTTGTAAATAGTCTAGGTAGAAAGTACGCTATTATAGGAACTAACTCTATTTTATATGCTTATTCAGGTGGTGTATTTTACGATATACATCCTATTAAAACTACAACAACTCTCACAAATGCATTTAGCACGACTAACGGATCACCGACCGTTACTATAACTTTTTCTAGTCCACACAATATACAAGAAGATGACATTATTCTTTTAGACAATTTTACAACTATAACCAATTCAAACTTTAGTGCATCTGACTTTGACGATAAAAAATTTATGGTGACAAGTGTGCCATCGACTACAACTTTAACTATTACAATGCCTTCTAATGAAACAGGTAGTGGTGCAACAACATCTGGTGGTATTAGAGTTCAACATTACTATCACATTGGACCAGCAGTGCAGGCAAAAGGTTTTGGTTGGGGTTTAGGATCTTGGGGTGGCCCAGCTGCAGGAGCAGTAACAACAACTTTAAATGGTGCGATCAATGCTGCAGTCACTAGTATTACAGTAGCTGACGCTTCACAATTACCGGACTCAGGAACTAATTTTATTATAATAGGTTCAGAAGAAATATCTTATACTGGTATTAGCACTAATACTTTAACAGGATGTACAAGAGGTGTAGCAGGAACAACAGCAGCTTCTCATAGCGATGGTGCAACAGTTACAAACTCAACTGACTATGTTGCGTGGGGCGAAGCAGCATCAGGAGATTTAGTCATTGAACCTGGTATGTGGTCTATAGATAATTTTGGAGATAAAGCTATTTGTTTAATACACAACAGTGCATGTTTC